TGTCTGCCGTCATTGCTTGGTTTATGGCCCCAGCACTTGCCCGTCTCAACCCTGTTGTCGGCAAGTTTGCGAAGGTCGTTTGTTATGGCGTTGAGGGCAAGACCGTTTCTGTTGCTCCTCTTAATACAGAAACCTCTTGCACCATCCCCTCCAATGTGTTTGATTCGTTGCTCTCCACGCGCAACATCTCGCCACAGATGAAGTTGAATGCTTACCAGACTAAGTCGATGGTATCCCATGTACCTAAGGAAGCACTTGATGCCCATAAAGACATCATTGCCCCTTTCCTTACTGAATACTTGAATACCACCGTTGACCGAAATGTTGAGCCGATGCATATTGTTCCGACACCCCTCATGACGCAGGTTGCGTTCGACACTCCCGATCCTAGTGATAAGCCAGTGTTGACCGCTTTTGCTAAGCCGTTTGGTGTGCCGCCTGCGTTCGTTCCAGTTAAGAATAAAGCATCGTCTGATCAATCAATCATAGGCCGAGTGCTACTTCCGCGTGAGCAGGTCCAGACAATCCTTGGTGAATTCAAGATGACTCCACTCAAGCAGCAATGCATGGAGGAGTTTGTGCGCCGCCTCATTCCAGAGCCGCACCTTGCAATTCCCTACGATTTTCAGGCCGTTGCTGAAAAGCAGATCAAACCCGGGCAAAAGCGCGATTTGCTTGAGTCCGGTTTGTTGGGTGTTGTTGGACGCATCGTTAAGACATTTATGAAAGCCGAAGCTTATGGTAAGCCCACGGACCCGCGCAACATTTCCACGTTCAATGCCAAGACAAAGGTTGAATATGCCCATTACATCTATCCTCTCATGGATCATATGAAGCAATTCGCCTTTTATGCCTTTGGCAGGACCCCACGTGAAGTTGCGGAACGTGTCGCTGGCATTTGCTTCGCATCGGACATTGTTGCCTGCCCAGATATCCATCGTATGGACGGGTTTGTCAACAATTTCTGCCGCCAACTTGAGAAAGCTGTTGGGTGCCGATTCTTTGCACCTAGCTACGTTAGCGGATTTGTCGAAGCGCATGACCTCTCGCATGGGAACGTGGGTGTTACAACCCATGGCCTCCGCTATGAGCAAGAAGACTCACGCGGATCAGGTGAAATGGGCACTTCTGTTTGGAACACCATCTTGAACCTTTTCATGGTGTTCTATGCCAAAGTGCTCTCCAACGGAAGAGACTATGATGGTGCTTGGAAGCATATCGTTGAACTTGTCATTGCAGGAGGCGACGAC